AGAGCTAAATATTTTGCATTCCATTCTTTTGAATAATTAGACATTGACTAATAATTGCTTTGCTGCATTATGCTTGTAACTTGAAACAATAAAATCATTTGCGTATATGCTATCAATACCGGCTTTGTAATGTAATTTAACTTTAGGCGGATTAAATATTTCAAGCTCGTGAGCACTTTTTGCAAATTGCAAATGATTATTATAGATATGCGCATCGCCTAAATTAAACATTAGTTTATAAGGAGTTATACCTAATTCATTAGATAAAACTAACATTAATAATGAGTGAAATAATATATCTGAGGGTAATCCCACCATTACATCAGACGAGCGCATATTGACTAATAAACTTAAATGATTATTATGAATAAACAATTGAAAGCCGTGAAAGCAAGGCAATAATGCCATTTTATTTGCATCAACCGGATTCCAGGCTGTTATATACAACCTGCGAGACTCTGGGTTAACTTTTGCTTCTTCAATTACATTTTTTAGTTGATCTATTTTAAGACCTGAATAATTTCTCCATTGATAGCCATATATTGGGCCAAGATTGCCGCTAGGTTCCGCCCAGCTGTCCCAATAGTTGCAACCTAATGTTTTAAAATCATTTACATTAGTATGGCCTCGTAAAAATGCAATAAGCTCTCCTATTACGCCTTTATAAAATATTTTTCTATGCGTAAATAATGGAAAGCCCGCCTTTAAATTTAATTCAAGATTAACTCCAAAAACTCCAAGTGTGCCAATTCCGGTGCGCTCTTTATTCCTTTTAATACCCTCTGCTAATATTTTATTAACTAATGCAAAATAATTTTTTTCATTTTCCATTTTTTTTCTTTAAGTAAGCTCCATAAAAACTTGCATAGTTAATTAAATCTAATACTGAATCATAACTTGATTCGAAGTTAGGCTTTTTGTCATCAAATGCAATTGATTCTAAACGCTTTACTTTTGTTTGAATCATCTGCAAATATGAATAATGACCGTAGGGAAAGTATTCTTGTTTAGCTTCTGAATCGACAGAGTTGTAGTCTTCTTCTTTTTGTTTTTGTAAAGCCGCTGCTTCGCTTAATACTGAATGCATAATCTGCTCCTTATTGAAAAATTAATGCTAATAGTAAAGGCAAGATAATAATCAATATAATTATAAATATATTTTTATGAAACCATTTTTCGAATAACATAATTTACTCTTTATTTAAAAAATCTAATTTACCAACATTATCAAAATGTTGAGGGGCTTGCCAGCCTTTAGGTTTTACAAGATCAGGCAATCCTAATGGATTAGGCCTGGTATCTTTAATGCCTGTTTCTTTTTGCATATTAGCATGGTGTACTCTTTTCCAGGCCTGCTTAATGTCTACATTAAATGCATCTAATGAACCTAATGCAATTACTATAATATCGATAAAAGCATCAACTATCTCGTCGGGCTCCTCGTTATTAATAGCTGCTATAAGCTCGTCAAGTTCTTCTTGAATAAACTTAGCACGAAATTCAAGATAATGCAATTTTTCATTATCTGATGCTTTATTAATAAACCGATATATCTTGTAATACCGGTTTAATTTTTTAATATCCCCAATCATAAATTAATTAGCATGCTTATATTAAAGTTCTACGAATAATAAGGCTGGACGAGATTTCATGTTGTTTTGAGTAAGGTTAATGTCTAATGCTGCTTCTAAAGGTGTGTGTTCCTCTAAAGATTTAAACGCATAGGCTTCGCCTGTTTTAGTTAGTTCTTGTCTATTAGCAAATAATATTGCAATTAGTTTTAAGTATCTTTTTCTTTCTCTTAGTTCGTTTGTCATGTTATTTAACTCCTTAATTTTATTTAACATAAGTATATTATACAAAGTAAATATATAAATGTATACCTTTTTATATGTTTATTTCCAATCATTAACCCAATTAGGTCTATGGTTAGTCTTAAAAGAGTTTTGTTTAATATTTTTACTATGTTCTGCTTGTGTAGATTGATTCTTGTTAATCAGTTGCTGTAAGCGATCATAATTTGGCTGTAGTATATACAAAGCCGCTAATCCGTAAACAAAAGTATCAAGAGCTTCATTACGTGTTGTTTTTTTAACCCATTCAAACTTTTTAGCCCCTTTAAAGTATTTAATAACTCTTTTTTCAGATGTAAGCTGCCTAAAGTATTCTTCATCAACTGTAGCTGGAAAGTGTATTGTTTTAGTTTCAGATTTTAATCTTGTATAAATTGCTTCTTTTGCGGTATCTGATCCAACAGGATAAAGTATATGCCTGGAGCGACCAATAAATGAAGGTCTCCCAGCAACGGGCTTGTTGCTTTGTGATTGCCCTTTAATAGCAAACACTTTTCTGTGTACACGTTTCGAAGTAAAAGCATATACTTGTTGAGTATGATGACCGCCAGAGTCAACGCAAGCACACGCAATTCTTAAAGCCTTTTCATCTTCTCTTTTAAATGTTGTACCCAAGTAAGTATCTAAATCTTTCCAAACAATATTACTTGAAGGGTCGCCAAAGAATACACGGTAATCTAAAACCCAGGCTTCATTGTTTTGTCCCCATCCAATTACTTGTGCTTCGAGCCTGTCCCCCTGGACGTCCACACCCGCTGTAACTAATAAAATATTATTCGGAATATTTGTATAATCATATTCCTCTCTTTGATTCATTAATGAGCTATGCTCAATACTTTCACCCGGATCATCGAATGTTTTACCCAATGAAGTATTTACCCAGGTCTTTAACATTTCAGGCTGACTTTTAACAGCATAAAAATCAACAGCCATATCTTTCCATGTCCTCCAGGGAGAATATAGTTCGGATATATGAAAACCTGCAGTTTTTTTTGTTTCCTGGGTGGCTACCCATTTACCTTTAGATAGCATCCACATCTTTTTAGTTTCAGGTATTACAAACTCGCAATGCTTACAAGCATATTCAGCTGTTTCAGGTTTTTTTGATTCCCAGTGTATTTGTTCCCATTCAAGCGTTTGATATTTATTACACTCAGGGCACGGAACATGATAATAACGTTGATCGGATTGTTCAAATGCAATTTCAATCCTTGACAAACCTTTTATAGTAGGGGTTGATGTGATAAAAACCTTTCTATTCCAAAATGTTGTGGTACGTTTAATAGCTAAATTAATAGGGTCCCCTTCCGCCCCGGCGCTCGCTTCGTACCGATCAATTTCATCGCAAAGCAATATTCTAATTGGGCGAGAAGCGAGTCCCGCTGCTGAATTAGAACCCACTATATTAATATTTCCGCCTGGGAATTGTTTTGATAATACAGTGTTAGAGCTATCTTTGCTTCTTGGGTCTTTTACTTTAGCTCTTAATTGATCACAGTCACGAATCATATTAGCAAGTCTATCTTTGCTCCATGCTTGGGCCATTTGCAGGGTGGGCTGCAAAACTAAGCAAGGGCTTGGGTCTTGATCAATATAGTAGCCAACGATATTGTTTAATATTTCTGTGGCTCCTACTTGCGCGCTTTTCATAAAAACAATAGTATTAATTTTAGGATTATTAGTAGCATCCATAATACCTTTCTGGTAGGGAGCTCTTGATGTTTTCCACATGCCCGCTTCTGCTGAAGATTCCGGGGATAACGTTCTGTATTCGTCAGCCCATTCTGAAACAGTTAAATTAGGAGGTGGTGTCCAGGCTTTTTTTGTTGATAAGAGTATTTTCTCTATATTCTCTTGGTATTGGGTCATTCGCTAATTCCTCTAATGCTTCATATATTGAATCTTTTATTATTTTTTCTACTTCGTTAAAATCTTCGCTTGCTAATACTAAATGGCTAACTTTATTTGGTATTGTTAATAGCTTGCCTCTGCAATTGCCTGCATAATTAATCCAGGTAGATTCTACCTGGTCTGTAGGTATTAACTTCCCCTCAATAACAGCAACGTCAAGCTGAGCTTTCCTAGCTTGTGCCGCTGTCAACTTAGTTTTTTCTTCAGTTATATCTCCTGTTCCATCCTTAAGTGTATATCTAGCTTTTTGCTGTAGTTCTTCTATGTAAGATTGCCTACAATGGTCTAAATCAAGAGGACTAGGCCCAGGTTTAGGTTTAAAAACACCTTTTTCAATTAATTTGCCCACATTTTGTACTGACATAAACAAATGCTCAGCTACTTCTTTTCTACTTGCCATAATTTAAAATTAAACTCAATATATTTATAGGGTGTCACATCAGCCACCGAGAGCGAATAACCACGAGCGTCATACCCGCCAGAGTACCTGTTGTTTTCAGACATGCCCTTGTATTATTCATATTATTGGTTCCATGCTGTATCTTTTCAATGTATCTATAGGAATTAGAAAGCATCTTCCTAAGCCCACTTTAACGGGGTAACATTCGTTACGGAGTATGCACTCTATAATTTTTATCGGCTTAATCCATAAAAACCCTTTAGATGCATGAATGCACCAATAGTTTGCTTTAGTAGTAAGTATGTCTCCAGGCTGATTGTTTCTTTCATATTCAATAATAATGTTGCCAGTTGTTTCAGATTTTTTATCGTATTTAACTTCAATGCTCTTATGTAATTCCGGAATCCATATATCGTAATCTACAAATTGACCTTCAATGCGTGTAGCTAACGGATATTTATTGCGTAAAGCCTTTAAAACTTTTTCTTCATAATAAATCCCCATGCTTAATGCGGCAGCAAATGTCATTTCGATTTATATCCAGCTTTTTTAATATAATAGTTAGCAACCTTTTCAAACTTTAATGGTGCAATATAGTTTGCAGCTTTAACAGCAACCCTGTAAAAAGGATATATTGCTTGATATTGCGGATTAGTTTCAAACCTATGAATAATCTTTAGCCCATCTTTTTTGCGTTCAAACACCCCATAGGTTCCTTTAACCGTTGCTTTGAATTGTTTACCCTTAACAACTCCTGATTTTCTTCCTGGTATATTCCCATATTGGTTTAGCTTTGCATTAACGGTAGGGACCGCGGTATTTTTAACAGGCCTAACTCCGCCTACAATGTTTCTATGTATAAAGCCTTGCGCCCAGTCTCTGAATGTTATTGTTGCTTGTAGTTTGTTTTTCTTTGCAAAAATTACGTAAACGCTATTTATGGTTTGAGGTTTAGGCTTATCAAAAGATTTTTTTATAGAAACTTTTTCTAGCTCTTGTATACGTTTAGCTGTATCATTTAATGCAATCCTTGTAACATTAGGAATATCTACTCTTTTAAACTTTTGTAAGTCTTTATTAAAACTTTTTATATTGTTATGTATTGATACTTTCATATTGTGTTATTACTCCACTTATTTTGTGAACCATTTTCTTTGTTTTTATAAAATCTTTTGTCATTGATATTAATATTTCGTTAATGTGAAAGATTATAACATTTTCTTTAGATTTATACTTTTGGAAGGCTATTGGTACATCGTCTTTATTTATGCAAATAATAATTTTATCGTTTGTACTCGGGTGCTCTGTATATATAAATTCTGGTGATAATGTATTATAACCTCGATTTGTAGCATCTACTATTAATGCCTCATAAGCTCTTGTCATCATTTGGGTGTACTTTATTTCATTTGCTTGTGAATATTCATTATTATATTTTTTTTCAGCTCTTTTAAACCGTAATAACAATTCAGAGCTTATTAGTCCCATAATGCGTTGCTTGCCCCACTCTAAAATTATTTTTGATTTTATGTGCGTTAATTGCTGTACAGCTTCATTTAAAACTTTGTTTTGTTGTTGAGCTTTTAATTCTTTAATTTTTGTTTGTTTATAATTCATAGTTACATAAATGGTTACATTTTAATAGAAAGCGACTTATTAAAAAGTTACATGAGTTACATATACCTAAAGGTATATGCATGTAACTCAAAATGTAACTCTTTTTTTTGTTAAGTTGAGGAATAAATGTAACTAAAAAGTAACTCATGTAACTAAAAATGTAACTAATCAATAACATCATATTTTTTAGCTTGATAGCCCTTACCTTGTTCATAATAAATTTTCCCAGCTTCTTTTAATCTTTTAATACGCTGTTTAACGGCACTATCTTTTAAATCTGAAGCATTAATAATCTCTTTTTGGGTTACCCATATAGAAATAGGATCAAGATTTTCCGCAGCAGCTCTTTGTGCTTGTATTTCAGCAATAACTATAATAGTCTCTTCTGTCTTTGAGTCTTCTTCTTTAAATATATCATACTCGGTTTTAACTAATACTCCAGAAGTCATTCCGGGGTAATTAATTAAATCTATTTCTTTAAACTTAAAATATTTAGGGCTCATAGGCTTACCGTCTTTAATAAGAGTCTGGGTAAACTCTACTTTCATTTCTTCACCTTCATCTTTAGGACGTTTAACAGCAAATTCAGCATCAACTGCAGCAGGGAGAACAGAGGAGCCCCGTGCTCTTCCAGAACTGCTATGGCCTGTATGATGCACTAAAGCTATACAACAGCCAAACTCGGACTTTAAATGGTCTACGCGCTCAATAAACTTATTCATATCTTCAGTGCTATTTTCGTTACCGGCACCAAAGTTACGGGCTAAGGTGTCTACATATAAACACCCAATATCACCAAATTCATCTGCTACTTGCCGTATATGATTAATTAAGTTTTGGTGATCTTTTTCATCTAAAAACCTTACTCCTCTATCAGATACAAACATTTTTGAATCATACAATGAATGTCCATAATAATGCTCCCAGGCTTGCACACGTCTTGCAATACCTCTTTGGCCTTCACCCGCTAAGTAAATAATAGGAGTCTGTTCTGTTTTGTGCGTTTGCCAAGGTATACCAAGAGAAGAACACAATGCCATATCAATAGCTATAAATGATTTACCACTTTTAGGAGCTCCATATATATCTATAACAGAATCTTTCTCCATTATGTCCTCAATAATCCATTCAGGCTCTTGTATGTTAGCTATTAAATCAGATATTTTTCTTAATACTAATGATGGTTTCTGTGGTTTTGAAACAGAAGACTCTAGGTATTGCTTGAAAGTATCTTTATTATAATCAGCTCTTTTATATGCATCATATAGATCATCTTTATCATTAAAAGATTTTGGAATTTTTGCTATTTGTACTTTACAATTATTTTCAGTTAAATATTTGCTAAGCTCATTTGCACATTTAAGGCCAGCCTCGTCATTATCCGGCCATATAATAATATTTTTATTAAAAATAGGTTTCCAATCAGCGTTTTTCCAACTGTTAACCCCTCCATGCCAGGTAGCAGTAGGGCCATCGTATAGTTGATTACAACCGATTGTAGCCTTTTCTCCTTCATTAATTATAATAGTCCCTTCTGCTTCTTTATAATAAATAGGCATTAAGCCTTCTGGGCGCTTTAAATACCATGCTTCACCTTTTTTGCAAAAAGGAGCATATTTTTGTTTAATAAAATGTGTAGGAGGAAACCTCATTACTACAAAATTATTTGTATATTTTAAAATAATTTCAGATTGTTTTGCTAGCTCCTGCATTTGCGCATAAGTGTATTGCTTGTATGTTTT